GGCTCTCCAAAGAATTTCCGACCAATAATCACATCAAAGGTCGGAAAATGCACTCGCTGAGTGTGTTTGACAATCCGTGGTTGCCACAGGAAACCGTCGATTCGCTGCTGCGCACATTCCCACCGGATCACCCGAAGCATCGGACGATGGTGCTCGGCCAACGCGGGCTGAACGTGGAAGGCGAACCGATCTACGAAGAAACCTTCGTTCGTGGCCTGCACGTCCGACCGATTGAGCTCGATCCGACGGCGCCATTACTTGAAGCGATTGATTGCGGGAAAAGGAATCCTGCGTGGGTGATTTGTCAGCAACCGTATTCCGGTGGGATCTATGCCCTGGCTGGCATCATCGGACAGGAAATGATCCTCGATGATTTTCTTCCGCTGGTCCGTCAGTATCGCACAGAATGGTTTGGGGAACTCGTCCCGATCAAGACGTGCTGTGATCCCGCTGGAAAAATCACCGAACAATCGACGCGCTATACGAGCATGTATCTGCTACGGCAAGCGGGATTCCGACCGCAGGCGCGCGAAGATGCGAACGGCGTGGACGTTCGCTATGCGATGCAGCAGCGACTCGCGGCCTACATGCGGCGACGTGGCCCCTCTGGGAAAGAATCCTTCGGCGTCAACGATAATCCGCGGCGCTGGTTGAAAGTCTCGAAAGACGGTCCAGTATCTATGCCGTTCGTGGCATTCGCACTTGAGGCTGGCTATGTCTACGACAAGAACACGATTTCTGTATCCAATAAGGAATACCAGCCGTCTCGGAAAGACGACTGGTATGAGCACGGCATGAACTGCCTCGAGTTAATCGAATGCAACTTCGGCGCGAATCGGCTCACGCGAGAAGAACGGGCCACGGTGATGGCTCGGCAGCGTGCGCGCTATCAGCAATCACTCGTGGTGCGGGGCTCTGGCATGGATTGGGCGGCAGGGTAATGGCGAATACGTTTACGTCGCTGGCGCTGCACCAGCGCGTCTTGAACGCCTATCGAGAACTGGAATTGCGATTTCCAGAATTGACCAATCATTCGGGCAGAGCAAAACTCACAAAACTCATTCAACTGGCGAATCCTACCGACTTGCAAAAGGCCATTGATGCGATTCCCGATGAATACGTGCGCGGCCTGATTCAAACCGAAGTCGCCGCGAAGCTCGCCCGATGAAGATTACACATTTGGCTGAACTCGCCAGCGGCATCAAGACGGAACACGTCATGCTCAAGGCTGGCCATCACATCTACATGCCCGAAAGCGATGGCCCCTTTCGCTGCGATCATTGCGAGTATTACCCCCAGCGAGATCGGTGCAACAATCGCATTATTTTCGGCTATGCTGAGCGCGGGGAACGCGGGCTTTCGAAGGATATGATCGTCGGGAATCTCGTCAAAGTGCAGCCTGGCTCGTGCTCGGATGAATTCGAGCGACGGACAAAATAACTGCCGAATTGATGCGGCTATTCAAGTGATCATCTTGCTCCGTCATGGCCATACGCCGAAAGGGATTCACAATGCCGGACTAACGCTGGCGGGGGTGGGGGATATTTATTCGGCCGTGGAACGGCTAAAGCACTATCCCATTTCTGGCATTTTCACGGACCCATCAGAGCGGACCATGGAGACAGCGCGCATCTGGTCCCAATTGACCAATGTGCCAATCACAGTGCGAGAGAATCTGACGAATTGGGATTTAGGGCCTTCCCATAAGGGAAAGCATTCCGACTCTACGGATCGACTCGTGTCGCAACTCGTCGCGAATCCTGATGCAACCGCATTGGACGGCGGCGAGTCCGCCAATCACTATTGGGGCCGGATCATGGATGATCTCGCGCCGATGATTGATTCGCCCTTGCTCTTTGGCGTGGCGGGACACTCCCGAGGGATCAAGAGCGCCGTGGTGATTGCGCAGACAGGTGAAGCCCCGACGCCAGAATCATGGGCATCTATGCCCTTGCCAAACAATGGCGCCGCGTTTATCGTGACCAGCATTGGGGCGGCTCCGGTATGAATGGCCGACACGCGCGAGAAGTCCGTCGAGAAGCACTCGCGGGCGCCATCACCCAAATATCTGGCGCCGATTCAGCGTTACAACATCACCGCATCTCGATTGAGGCCTGCGCGAATCAGATCACATATACCAAAGGCCGCGTCCATGAACTCGATAGGCGGGTCTGCAAACTCGAAGCACTCATGAACATGACGCTCTTGGAGCGCTGCCGTTGGTTGGTAACGGGCAAATGCCGCTAAGTCAGAAGCAACGCAATCTCTTGAGTATCGCGCGGAACCAACCGGGCGAACTCTATCCGCAATATGAGCGAATCGCGCAGCCACAGATGGGAGGACCAGCCGTGCCAGCCGTCAGCCAGCCACAACGAAAATTATTTGCTATTGCTGAGCACCATCCCGATCAGCTCTATGCGCGGAATGCGGCCCTAGCGAATCTCCCCAAACAGACCTTGCATGATTTCGCGGCGACGAAAGGCTTACCGAAACGCCGTCGCACAGCGAAGCCGAGACGTGGCCGATAACTCACGCGGCGGGATGAAAACGCCGGCGCCCCTCCGCAAATACATGGATCGAGCCCGTGAGCGCTATAAGCTCGGGACGGAATCCCATGACGTGTCCGAACAGCGCAAGCGCTTCAAAGAAGATCTGATCTTCATGCGAGATCAGTGGCCATCAGAAGTGCGAACGGCGCGATCCGGCCAGCTCGCCAATAATGGCTTGCCCCCTCTGCCTGCGCGGCCCTGCCTTCAAATCGACAAAATCAGCTATCCGATCCGACAAGTGCTCAATGAGCAGCGGCAAGCGGATCTCAATCCGAAAGTTGTCCCTGCCGATGATTTTGCTGGCGTGGTTGGACCGATTGACGATTCAGAAATCGAATTGCGCGAAGGACTATTGCGGAAGATTCTGCGCGAGTCAGAAGCATCGGACGCGTTTAGTTGGGCCTTCTCTCGCAGTGCGCCGATTGGTGAAGGCTTCTTTGGTGTGCGGACGCGCTACCTCCCTGGCGCGACGTTTGATCAGGAAGTCTATTTCGAGCGCATCTTTGACCAAAACACTGTGGTCATTGACCCTTCACACAATCAGCCCGATGGGTCAGACGCCGATTGGGGCTTTGAAGGCGACTTCATGCCCAAGGATCAATACGATCAGCAATATCCCGCACTCGCCAATGGGAAACGCAATCCCGCACTCGATTTGGGCGCTGATGATTTCACTCCTGAGAATAGCCCAGCGCCCGGCTGGTTCAGGACCGACGGCGACGAACAATACATTCGAGTCACCACGTATTGGTGGACGGAATATATCCGACATAGCTACGCGCTCTTAACCGATGGACGTGTCGTGGATGTGGCGGATCTGAAGAACACCGACACGATTCAGGAAGATGAGCAAGGCGAAGTCCGGCGCGATTGGATTGAGAAGAAAATTCATGCCGACAAGATTGACGGCGTGAACAAGCTGGAAGAAACCATTTGGCCGGCCCGATGGATCGGCATTGTCAAAGTCCTGGGCGACGAACTCCATCCAGTGGATGGCAAGCGATGGACGCAGGGTATTGTCAGACCCTCTCGAGATGGCCAGATGGGCTTCAATGCGATGGTGAGTAGCCAGGTGGAGCGCGTCGCATTAACGCCGCTGCCACCGATCATGATGGCTGAGGGGCAAGATGAAGGCTTTGAAGAAGAATGGAAAGTCGCGAACACTCGCTCGCTCCCGGCGCTCCACTACAAACAGCGCGACCTTGAAGGGAACCCCGCGCCGCCGCCAGGGCGCCCGAACGCCGATCCCAACATTCAAGCCATCTCACAATCGGTCGCTCTATTCGACGCCAGTATTAAGTCAACCACTGGTGTCCCAGATCCGACGCTGGGCAACGTTGATCCGTCGCTACGGTCGGGGAACGCAGTCAAAGCGCTGGTGGCTCAGAGTCAAAGGGGAACCTCGAATTTCATGGACAACTTGATTCGGTCCATGCGGCACGGCACGCGCATCGCGAACGATTTATTTCCAGCGATCTATAACCGTCCTGGTCGCATGGTGCAGATCATGATGGGCGACAACAAGCTGTCATCACGGGCTCTACATCAAGCGATTCCTGGGAAAGACTGTCCCGTCTGCACCTTCACGAAAGGCGCTGATTTCAATATCGCGATCTCCGTTGTCAAGAACGCTGACACGAGACGACAGGAAGAGAATGCCCTCATTGGCGAACTCATCTCTGAAGATCCGCAAGCGATGCTCCCTATCATTGGGGATCTATATTTCCAGACGATGGATTCACCTGGGTCGAAAGAGATGGCAGCGCGATTTAAAGCGGTTCTGAATCCGGCCGTGGCCGCAGTCGCCAACGGACGACAAGCCATTCCGCCTGCGGCTCAACAACAGATCCAACAATCGCAACAGATGATTGAGAATTTGACGCAACATCTAAATGCGGCCATGCAGAAGATTGAAAGCAAGCAGGTTGAGAAACACGCAGACATCATCAGAGCCGCGAATGACAACGCCACACGGTTAGAGATTGCCAAGATTCAAGCCGGGGCGACGCTCGGAGTAGCTGATATCAAAGCGTCGGTCGAACAAATCATTACCAGTGCAAAGGCGGAACAAGAGCAGTTGCGGCTAGTCATCGAAACGGCCCAAGAGGAACGGATGCAAATGAAAGACCATATGCACGCCGCGGCGATGGCTGGCGTCACGCATGGGCACCAGCGGCTGGAGAATGCGCGCCAAGCCGTCTTAGACCAAGCGACGGCTGCGCATCAAGCAGGGATGGATCAAGCCGTCAACGAACACCAGAATCAGCTTGATATGGCGCTCGCCTCGCATCAAGCGGCCGTGGCCCCACAACTGAGCAATGGCGATGGCGGGAGTGATGACGATGCCGGAAGCTAGATTGCAAAGGACGCGAGAAGCATATTCTGAATGGTTTCGCAGAGAACCATCGCTTACCACACTTCTTAAGTTAGACAAGGCTTATTCGTCGGAATGGCAAGAGAAACTCAGAAATTATTCGGAATGGCAAGAGAAACTCAGAAAGGGAATCTATGGCGGAAGTAGCGACAGCAATAGAACCCACGACTGAGCCAGTTGTTGAGGCTCTTGAACCGATTGCGCCAGAGAATCAATCCCTGGCAGATCATGAAGCGCAATTCGGAAAGAGTCCAACTGTTCCACGCGATGATACGACAGGCCGATTTACGAAGGCGGACTCCGCGAAGCCAGCCGCGCAGCCTGAACGGCATCGGGCGCAATCGCAACAAGCGGCGCCGGCTGACACGCCACGGATTGCGGAGTTGACTAAAAAATGGCGAGACGCGGAACGCGAACGAGACAACTATCGCGCCGAAATAGAGAAGCTCCGAACGAATGGTCAGCAGACTTCCGCGCCAGCCGAGCCGTCATCCGTGCCATCGTCAAACGCTGGTATCGCGCAGCCTGCGATGTCTTCGCAGAATGGCCAGTTCTCCAAGCCAGAGCCGACGATCAACGATTTCATCGGCCGCGTAGACGACCCGTATCTGGCCCTCTCTCGAGCGCTGGCCAATTACGACCGAGAAAAATGGCAGTGGGAACAGGAACAGCGTGCCAATGTCGGAAGGGCTGAACAGACTGCCCAACAGGAATTCACACGCATCAAGGGCAGTTATGATGATCGGCGGAAGGAATTCGAGAAAACCCACAAGGATTTCAACGACGTGGTGAACGCCGCTCCCGCCGTTACCTTGACCCCGCTTCTGCAAGCTGCGATCTTGACAGATGACAACGGGCCAGAGTTTGTGTATAGTCTGGCTCAGCATCCCGACTGGCAGTATGAGATGCTACTCCTCACTGAAGGGAAATACGTCAGCGAAGAGTCCGTTGCATCGGTGCAACGCCTGCTGAAATCGCGCGTGGCGAACGCCTCGACCGGATCGTTCCCCGCGCAGGCTCCTGTAACCCCGGCTCCCAGACCGCTTAATCCGGTGCGGACTGGCCCGATTCGGACGGCTGACGAACCTCCCGGCGATTCCGGCTCTCTGGCTGACCACGAACGGTGGTACGGCAAGAAACGCGGACGCTAAGCGCAGGCCAGCCGTCTTTATTGAGGCTGGTCTGTGAATACTCTGATCACTCCAGCATGGGTCACGAAAGACGTGGCCATGAACTGGAAAAACCACATCAGGCTCGTTGCTCGATTTACCCGCCGCTGGGACGATAGCTGGCGCAATAAGCCAGAAGGCGCCCAGATCGGCTTTACGGTTCAGGCGCGCATTCCGCAGCGCTGGGTGGTCAACGAAGGTCAGGCGCTCGTCCAGCAAGCCTTGCTGAATCAGACGGTGCCCATCACCCTGAATCACCAATTCCAAATCGGCATGGGCTGGAGCAGCTCGGAAGATACGCTGCTCGTGGAAGAAGTCCAAGAGCGCTATACCAAGACGGCCGGCCAATACATGGCGAACAAGGCAGACGTAGTGGCCGGCGCGGAAGTTTTCAAAGCCGTCTATTTCTCGGCTGGGACACCAGGCACCCCGCTGAACGATGATGGCTTCTGGACCGATGCAGTCGCGAAGCTGCGCAACGTCGGCGTCCCTGATGGCTTGGTTGCTGT